CGCTCTCATTTCACGGATGGCATCTATGACATCAACTCTCTCGGTTTCTCCGGGGCTGTCTAATACTGCTAAATCAAGTTCTCTCTTAGCGAGTGGGTGTTCCAGACTATGTACCTCATCCTCGTAAGGGTGATATGTAGTACCACCATTCGGTGTTCTCATCCCTTCAGGTATCTTCTCTCTCCGTAAGACTATTCTCTGATACAGCCCTCCGGGGAAGTCAGAGCATATCGGTTCGACAAACACACGTCTCCTGTCATCACCCACTATATGACTCCGCCATTTACCGAAAGTGGTCATGGGAGGTCTACGGTCCCTATCCATTCGTGGAATTTCCGTCTTACGGTCAGTCTCCGAAGTGATAGGCCCTGCTTTGCCTGTCGAGAAACGGCTATGATACCGAACAGGTGCTAACAAATCCTCTAAATCCTCTTGACTGACATCGAGTTTCTTATCAGTTAAAGGGTCAATGAATTCTTGCTCGACTGCCCTTTTCGCTTTCATCAGGACATCGTCCCATTCTACCTCATGGTCATGATTGACCATATTGTGTGCAGCAAAATAGAGGTCTGCAGCGTCTTCTACATCACCAGAGTTCTGAAAGCGAGCCTTAGCACTTAGGAAGAAATCGTGGGCATTCTCGCGCACACAACCACCACCGCCTCATCACATACCGGGTGCCATAGGCATTGGACCGCCTTCGCCACCCATATCATCACCACCGGGAGGAGGAGCGCCACCCATGTCGCCACCCATTCCTCCACCGAGCAAATCCTGTATCTTCTTGCCCATCTGTTCGATTTTCTTACCTAGTTCCAACGGGTCATCAGGTAAGTCGTCACCACCACCGGCACCACCACCTAGTAGAGCAGCAAGGTCCTCCTCACCGGGTGGTCCTCCACCCATGTCACCACCGGGTGGTCCTCCACCATCCATACCGGGAGGCATTGGTGGTCCTCCACCACCCATACCGGGAGGCATTGGTGGTGCCTTCTTGATACCACCAGCATCGTTCTGATGTGCTGAAAGAGTTGAACCAGTCTGATGCGGGTTCGCTGTCTCATCGAAAGTGATGGTCTCGCTATGTGCACCCTTGTTCGTGACACTTTCGATATCTGGTTCGACTTGTATTTGATTGGTCCAGTAATGACTCATACGAGCCTCTTCGACCCCTGTGATGTTTCGCATCTGAGAGTCATCAGTGAGCGTGGCTACCTTCGCTAGCATCTCATCCATGCTGCTCGCCTTCTCTATTAGTTCCTCGACATCGGGGGCGTTCTCCCCTGCTGTTACTTTCATTGGTTTCATACGTCCACCGGCCTTCCTTCTGTTTGTGCGGCCTCATTAGCCATCGAGTGAATCTCATCCCAACCCATCTCATGCCAATCAGCATTATCCTTAGGCATGCCACCACCAGCCATCACCACACCATCAATGGCTATAGCAGCCTTCTCGATTACATCGTTCCTCTCACCTCTAAGAGGGTCACCCCACACATCATCAGTGGCTGGTGTAGCAAACTTGACAAAACCAGCCTTCTGTAGAAGTGCATCTGGGTTGGATACCATCTTCCTGAGTTCAATGTTCTGGGATTGAAGCATGCCAATGTCACCATCCATGCGCTCCATCTTGGTGATGAGAGCGTCAACTAGACTAGTGACATCACTGGTCATCAATCAACCCTCTGTCCGAACCCACTCTGTGGTTGCCAGTTGGAAGCGATTCCATCAGGTCCGATATAGCCAAGAGGCCTCTCACCCTTGACGATAGCGCCTTGGTCCTTGAAATTCATGATTGGTACACCGCCAGCGTATATGTCATTAACACCCTGAGTCTTGTTACCATCTACCTCTGTCTTGTATATGGAAGTCACATCCGAAGCGAGGTAATCACTGGTCTGGGCTATCGACCTGAGGAACTGTTGAGCCCCCACTAGGTCATTGTTCTGCAAAGCGGTCTTGAACTCATCCACTGCGGTTTCTAGTTTCCTAACCATAGGGTCGAGTTTGATAATAGTATCCGACATGACTTGGCGCACCCCCTACGTACTCATTAAAGTTCTCATCACTATAAGTTCGAGTCCTTGGTCTTCTTGTTAGGATTACTCGCTAATTCCTTAGCGTCTTGGACTGCATCTAACGCTTGTTCTATCGGACTCTTCTTATGTCCGCGCTGGTTCTTCGTGGGCTTCGGCGCACCTGACAATGCAGTGTCTGGACTGACAGGAGCAGGGCCGTTGTCCCTACCCTCTGTACTCTCCCCTAATCCAAAGGGCCCTTTCTCGACTTCATCCTCTGAACGAAGCATCTGACCGGGGAACATGTGCTGGGCAGGCCCACCACTGACTTGAGCGCCTCTCAAACCCCTCATGTCAGCAGGTGCTGCTCGAGGTGGGGGTTGTTGTGGTGCCCCTGACGCTGGAGGAGCGGCTCTTGTAGGGGGCATCTGCTGAGGCATCTGCTGAGGAGGCATCTGCTGTGGGGGTGGACCTCCGGGTGGTGGACCTCCGGGTGGTGGACCTCCGGGTGGTGGACCTCCGGGTGGTGGACCTCCGCCTCCTTGTTGCGGTGGTTGCTGCTGCTGCTGGTCAGGCTGTTTGTAGAAGAAACGTATGTCCCTCCCAGCATCCTCAGTCAGTTCTGGCTTGAAGCCCAGTTGTGCCATCCTCTGTGCGATGTTCACTTCCATCTCGTCTCTCCTAAGTCGTGTCACATCATCTTCTTCTTCGTTGGGGTATAGCGTCATCTCCCAGTCTGTCACCCCCATCTCACCGAATAATCTGGGGAATATGTCATGAGCGTAGAGTTTCTGCCCGAACTCCACTGCTCTGTTGGTCACGAGAATCTGCATGCCCTCGTTATTCAGACCACCACCCTTACCGCTATCCATCATGAATATGTTCGATACTCCATAGAAGGCCGCTATCCTCATACGCAACTCATCCCGAACAGTGCCATACTGCATCTCATCAAGAGAGTCCATGAAGCGAACGAATTCCACTCGCCCTCTCCCAGTAGCGGATTCTATACCGACCTTGGGGATGTAATTCGGGTCCCGCTCCATCTTCTCCTCAGCACCCTTCCAGAAGGAAGCGGTAGATTGGATGTTGTCAGTAGTGATAGCGAGAACCCCTCTTGGTATCCTTCTCTTCTGATATGCTAGATACATGTAATTGTCCATTGCAGACAATGTCATGGCTTGCCTCCATAGTGTAGCAACAGGGCTCCGACCATAGAGTTTAGAGGGTTGGTACTTGGATACGTGGACAATCTCACCCTCGACATAATATTGGGTCTTACCAGAACCTGCGGTGTTGATGAAATGAACGTCCTGCATACCGAGCCCACAGGTATCGCACTTCTTGACCTCTCCACCAAAGGGGTATGTCTTGTCCCTATGCACTGGGCAAACTAGGAAACGACCACCCCTGATACCCTTCTTATCTGCCACTATTCGCATGAAGGTAGGGTCACCTCGTACTATCTCCTTCACTCGAAAGAACTCAATCTCGTTGCTATCAGGGTTCATGTAGTACTCCTTCAGTAAGACGAAGAATCCATCATCTACTATATCCATGTCCCACTCCACTTCACGAAGAACATCCATAAATGACTGGTCCATACCATTACGCTGCTTGATGAACCATCGAGGGTACATTATCTGGTCAGCATCTGGTGTATCGAAGTCCGAGTTACCACATGTGTGACATTCTTTAACTTCGTGCTGATACTCCTCCTCGCACTTCTGACACTTGAAATGGAACTGCTTCTTCCAATAATGACCACGCCTGAATATCTCCTGACATAGGGTATTGATAGTGGTTCTCAGAATTATGCTCTCCTGAACTGTAGCATACAACGCAGGTATGCTGACACCCTGTACGAGTACGGGCTCTTGAATACCAGCCTTCCAGAGAGGCATAATCGGCTCAGGTGTAGTCTTACGCTGGAACGTGGATTGCAAACGCTCTATGAATCGTGCTACTGGGCCCTTTTCCTCAACCATTAGACCACCTCACTCACTATCATCTCAGGGTCACGCCTAGCCCATGAGAGCACCTCTTGTTCATCAACATTCCACTCATTGAGCAATTCCTCCGCTTTCACATCACGCCAGTTCTCCCACTTCACTAAACGGAACAATTCATTCCTACGCTTGATGATGGAATCCCCATTACTCCCTCTTAGATTGAGATGCTCTAGGACATAACGTGCTTGGTTCTTCTTAAGCCTCAAATGTTCCATCGTCCCCTTGAGTAGTCTCTCGATATGGGCCTTACTATAGAATTGTAATCTATGCTGACTACGCTTGCTAGTCTTATGGGTTCACCAGTAGCGACGAAACCTGCCCTAGGCTCACCCTTCTTGCTGATGGTGATGTAACCGTCAGCATCTAGGAATCCAGCAGCGTAAGCCCAAGGGTCCTTCATGAGCAGGTCCATCGAAGGGCTCTGTCTCTCCCATTTGTTGTTATGCTTGTAGATATCACGTTCAGGTCCGTAGGTCTTCAGCAAAGCGCCCATTTGCTGCACTGAAGGGACCCCTCTGCTCCTCCCATCACCCCCGGTCATGTATGTGTGAATTGTACGACTATCCATAGGGCCGTGGAAATCGAGTAAAGAACGAGCCTTCTCCAGAGAAAGGAGTTCGGCCTTGCTTAGTTTCTCACTCTGATGAAGAGTGTGCTTCCACATCATCCGCGCATCTTTCTTCATATTCTGGGAATCATTCCAGAGTTTCTGCTGAACCTCCGTGAAGTCCCCCTCTATATTGGATAGTTTAGTCAAAATATCGTTAGCGACAGACCATTGGTTACAAGCCTGAGATAGTGACACCTTACGCACATCACCGAAACGTGATAGGGCTCGAAGGTCCTTGTCTCTCAGGTTGAAGGACTTCACTGCAGGGAGATAGTCCTCCAACCAAGACATTGAGGACAGAACCGAGTCAGTCTCCTCCTCCTTGGCAATGCGAATAGCCATGATAGCATCATCTATATCATCTCGATACTCCTTATGCACCCTCCTCTTGAGACGGAGTTCCTTGACCAACTCGATTGGGGACTTACCAAGTTTATCGGATAACCACATTTGCTCCTTCCTCTTCTTGTCCTTTTCCTCAGGTGAATCCTCATCAGTAGCAGCAGAGGCAGTAGGGGGTAGAGGACCTGATACAGGTGCTCCAAATGCAGGTTGTGTTATCTCCTCAGTCTTGAATACAGGGTGTTGTTGGAGTTGCTTGATGACCCAAGCGCGGTCAGCATCCGGCTCATCGGTATAAGCATCATAATCATCTCCTATGATATTACTTCCCCAATTCAATCTATCAACCCCGACATCAAGGAGTCTAAGTCGATGATACGCTCACGGAACTCAGTAGTGGACCAATTAGCCAAAGCGAGCGCTATAGCGAAGTCATCGTGACGAGCAATGCTCTCCAACTTCCCCACCTTACTCATTCCAAACATAAGTAGTTCATGCTCCAATTTGCTAATAAGGTCACGCGACCTCTCGTCTCCCCACGGTAAGCGAATCTGCTCTCGCTCGAAGCGAAGCACTAATCACATAAGAAGACTCTCACGTCTTTGCTTAGTACTGATGAAAGTCTTGATGGGAAGGTCAGTATCTGCTCGTAGTTCTGTTGCAAACACACGCTGGAAGTGATTGGCTTCAAGTTCTATCACATCAGGCCGGAATTTGCTATTAAGTCGTTGAATCTCTATTATCTGCGTCCTGAAATCCATACCCTTCCTACGCACCACATGAGCGAGTTCCAGAGTCTCTGGTGCGTCAGACGGTCTACGTAAGACTAGCATAACCGTGTAATCAGCCTGCCTGTCAGAGGATATAGCAGGGTCCCAACCAATGAAATACTGACTATCATCATTCTTATGTCTTCTATCTATTAAAGTGAGATGTGTGTCTTTACAAGCACTGATGACCGTAGAGGGGAAAAGGCTGGACATGTCATCCATTGGCTCACAGAGATACTCACGAGTAAAGGCAATAGCAGGCATATCCATCCTACGGGTATCTAGGGCTTCCAAAGACCAACGCCATGGCCATAGGGGTTCTCCGTTCTCATTGATAGCAGGATATGTCTCCACTAGGTAACCATCCCTCATCTCGAGTTCGGTGTAAAGGTCAGTAGGTGTGAATGGAGTGCC